GCAGCTTGGGCTGCGGTTAAGCCGCCTGCCGCCTCTGCGCCGCCTAGCGCATTTACTACCGCTAACTGTTCGGCTGTTAAACCAGCACCACCAAGCAACCCGCCAGCGCCACCAGTAGCAGCGCCAGCACCACCACCAGCGGCTGCTGCGCCTGTCACCGCCGACAGACCATACGCACCCGCCAGCAGCAAAGCGCCGGGTATCAAGGCTTCCTTAACAAAACTCTCCCCGCTGCCTACGCGCTCAGTTGTGAAAGGCACCGCACTGCCGTCAGGGGCAAATTGAATTTGGTAGTCAATACCCAAGTCCCGAGTGCCTCGGGTCAAGAGGTCTGGGCGTGGCAGGGGCTGCCCGGTCGTTTTGTTGATGGTGACAGTCGTGTCTGGCTCACTACCACCAAATTCTGTTGAAGTCCCGCCTGGCACGGTCATTTGACCCAATTCGGTCAAAGAGCCAATACCGTTTTCAGCCAAGCGCAGCGCAAAGTTTGCAGCCGCAGCTTGAGGCGACGCCGTGTTGCCCGCGGACCAAGCCGAAGAAGTACCTGCGGCTTGTTGCGCCAAGATTTCGCGGTAGACGTTCTGCGCGTTTTGCCCCCCAACGCCACCGAGCTTACCCAGCTCTTGCATGTAGTTGGCGTCGCCGGATTTGAGCGCCTGAACGAACTTATCGTAATCCCACATAATCTTTCTCCTTAAACGGGTGCGTCAGGCCAAGTAGTCGGCTGGCTTATCCACGAAGTCGTCGGCTCATCCCACCGGTATTTTTCACCGTCTGTAGGGTATTCAACTGGGGGTTTAAAAACACAATTGACTTCATCAAACACCCAAGAGGCGTAGCCGTTTTGCGCCCATGTTGATTTTACATACTCCTGCTTGGCCGCTACTTCTTCAGCGGTCATGGTGCGTACAGTGTGTACGTCAGCTACAACGTCGTCTTGCCATTCATACGCCGCACCCTCGTACACCTCATAGGGGGCAAGAGTTGGCACTTCAACGCGCATAAAGCGAGCGAACGAAGCAGGTAGATTGTTTGTGTCAACATCTGGAAAAGCCTGCCGAAAGTTGTCCGCAAAAATCGGATGCTCAAAAGGTTTACCGTCGCGGATTTGGATGAACAGTTCCATTACAAGTCACCTGTGTTTGTTGATGGGAATGAGCGGGTTGTTCCCGGCCATATGATGCGAACTGCGCCGACACCGCCGGGAAAGGACTGATTTATTACGTCAGAATAGCCGCCGCCACCGCCGTATGTTCCGCCAGTTTGAGTAGCGTCCCCGCCGCCAGAACCGCCCTTACCATAAACGCCCGGCGGGCCACCCGCATCAAAGGTGCCCCCGGCTCCATTAGAGCCTTGTCCTAATAAGCCAACGCCGCCGCCACCTGCATTGAAAAAATAGCCACCGGCGTCGTAGCGGCCACCACCACCACCACCACCACCAGCACCAGCACTACTAGTACCGCCGCCATTACCTGAATAGCCGCCAGCGCCACCGCCACCAGTGCCACCAGTACCGCCGTTTCCACCACCATCACCGGTGAATGTACCAGCAGTGTTCGTAGCCCCTTGGACGCCGCCGCCGCCGCCGCCTTTAACTACAGATGTGGATACGAAAAATGAATTTCCGCCAGCGTTGGTGCCACCAAAGCCACCATAAGCGCCAGCAGCGCCAACTGTAACTGTGTAAGATGCTCCGGGAGTAACTGTATAGTTATTTATGTAGCCTAGGCCGCCCCCACCGCCAGAAGCCCAATCATAATTACCAGCTCCGCCACCACCAACAGCGACAACAGAAACTGATGTAACACCAGCAGGGGCGACCCAAGAATATGTACCGGCGGTTGTGTAGGCTTGCTGATCTTCAGGTATGCCGCCGCTCATCACCAGAGCTTGTTGATTCGCGCCCATATCAAGTCAGTCCTGTTCCAGAAATGATCCACTCAGTCGATGTTACTTTGATCGCCGTGGCGATACCATTCGCCGCAAGTGTTCTGGAACCCGTAGTACCGGCACCCGCCAAACGCATGGTGTCAGAGGTAATTGCGATTGTGATAACGCCTGCGCTGTTTTGATTGATAAAAGTGATCGCAGTGCCAATTACATAAGCAACTGACCCGTTAGCGGGGATTGTGAATGTTCGCGCTGTGGTGTCCGCAGACGGGTGAAAAATATGCTTCCCTGCATCGGCTAGAACCAAAGTGTAGGCTGCACTTTGGCTGTTTTGTGGAATGTTGCGAAAACCGACAGCGTTTGTGCCATCTACGGTCAGCGTGTTATCTGCGCCGCTAATCGTCTTGTTCGTCAGCGTCTGCGTTGCAGTCGTGCCAACCACGCCTGTCAGCGTGTTGTCAGCATAGGCAATCGTCTTGTTGGTCAGGGTCTGCGTACCCGTCAAAGTGACCGCCGCGCTTGAGTCCTGCTTCGTCGAAATAGCCGTGGCGATGTTGTTGAACTCGGTGTCGATCTCAGTGCCTTTGACAATCTTCGCGGGGTTGCCCGAGGAAAGATTGTCCTTAGTTGCGAAGTTGGTGCTTTTTACGTAATCGCTCATGATAGCTTCCCGTTCTTGGCTTGAATTTCGATCTTTTGAATAGACAGTTGCGAGCCATCAATGTCCGATTCATACCCAGTTTGGACAACTTTACCCGCCCCGCTTGCCGATACATTTAGCGTGTTCAGCGCAATGCCGTCGGAATACTGAGCAACTGGTACTGCGTTCGCGCCGTATTCAGCGATGCCGTACTCCGACACGCCTTGTATCGGAATTGTGGACGTAGAACTCAAGTAGTTGGTCTTGAAGTCAAACCCCCACTTGAAGATAACGGGCTGGTTTGTGCCGCCAATTACCACCACCGAAATCTTCTTCAAGATTGATGTTCGGTTAATGTCGCCCAAGTCAGCGTGGTTGGTGTAGTACTGGAACCGATAGCTTGACTCGTAGTCTTGATACCCGGTGTAATCCCCGATGTAGCCGTTTTTGCCGATGTAGACGCTGCCGTCGCGCAGCGCATAGAGCGCGGTCGGCTGAATTGAGTCCCAAGTTGTGACCCTGGACGAGCCGTCTTGCAGCATGATCTTGGTATCAAAGCAATAGACCGACTGCGTAAAAGGCATGGTCAGAAGGTAGAAGCCCTCTCGCTCGGAATACACCGACTTGATGTTGGCCAGCGTCTGCACACCAACGTCGGTCATCAAGTCGTTACGGACGTTCTTGGACAAATCGCGCTCCGGCGCAGACTTCTCTTGGATCGTGCGCATTAACGAGCGCACGCCCGAGTTGGACAAGAAGATCACGTCCGAGCTGGTGGTCTGCACGCTGTCGCGGGCCAAGCAGCCAATGCCGCCAACCGTGTCGGACAAAAACATCGTGGAAGGTGTTGTTGCGCCTTGGTAGACCAGAATCTGGCGCTTACCAAAGATGAACAGAAACCCGTTGTGCGCAGCCAGGCCCTGCACCTCATCAGCGCCGTTTGGCCACACTCTTGTCGTGTCCAAGGTGCCAGTGGTGCCGCCTGACCAAACATGGCCTGCAATCAGGTCAGAGAAGGACACGGTAACCTTGTCGGTGCTGGAGCTGGCCACCCACAGGCGACCGTAAGCAGACAGCGCGATGTTGGCGCTAGGCACCGTGCCGACGTAGCCTGATTTCTCGCTCACGCGGCGATAGGTCGTCGTGCTGATAGTGGGGTCGTAGATCAGCGGGTCGTGGCCGGTCTGGAAGAAGTAGGTAATGCCGTTAAGCGATACCACCGACCAGTTGCTGGCTGTGATGGTCGGGCCAGTACCCCCGCCCCCGTAGGTCAACTCGGTCACCACATTGGATGCGCCGAGTTTGAACAGCTTGTTGTTGCCCGCAAACAGAACGGTCAAAGTGCCGTCCGGCTGCACCAATTCGTGGATCACGCCCACATCGTTGGCCCCGAGGTTGCCAGACGCTGCGTTGACCCGTGTCCAGCCCTTACGAGCGCCAATGCGACCGTACTGGTCGATCACGCAATTCGTTGCCACCAAAGCAAAGCCAGACGCAAGATCAAGAGGCGAGTCTTGCGTGTTCAGCCCGTAAAAGCCGGGGGCTGAGATGCTGGCAATTTGAATGGCTTGGCTCATATCGCTACAAACTCCTGCGCCTCTGGGTAGCGTGTGCCCTCCAGCGCAATGTAGTCGGCCAGCATCGAACGGTACAACTGAAACGCCTCAGACGAGTTCAAACCGCCGTCCTCACCACGCTCAACCAAGGCGCGAGAGTAAGCATTTTGCACGACCAGCACGTCAGGCACCTTGACCAGCGTATTGTCAGACGACAGCGTGGCTTGGGGCACAGTCAGTGAAAAGGGAAGGACGTAGACGTTATCTGGACGGGCATACAGCACCACCTTGGTGTCACCGTTGTTGTCCACGCCGTCAAAGCTGTAGTACTCAGGGATGCCGCTGATCGCGGGCACCAGGTTCTGAAAACGGTTCATCTGCACGAAGCTGATGTTCTGCATTCCGACATTTGATGTGACGTTGATCACATCCATGACTTGAAACTTCTGGCCAGCGCCCGTCAAAGAGTATATGTAGGTGCCCGGCGTTGTGGTGATCGTCACCGTCTGGCCGAGCACGTTCCAGCCGTAGGCATCTTCAATCTGGCGTTTGGCATCGTTGACAAACTTGCCGATCAGACTGGAATACGATGTCTCAGTGACAGTGGAGACTTGTTCCTCGCGCAAGCGCACCAGAACATCATTGACAAGTTCGAGGTAGGTCATTGGCGTGTCAATCCGATTTGTTCAAAGGTTGCGATGATCGCAAACGAGCTGGCGGCCTCTGG